TGGTATATTCTCGAAAACGAATATGGTGCCAAAGGCTATGATGCCGGCTATAAAGGAGACATGCGACCAATCAAAACGCCTGAAGACCTGCTTCGTGTGATGTATGACGGAGCAGAATGTGAAACTGAACATTTAAAAAAGGCCTTACAAGACACGCTTTGTCGTGTACGAGACCTTGAAATGCAGCTAGACACTGCAAGAATACGACACTAATATGCATATAGAATACACACGAGTAGAGGACAATATAATTCAATACCAATGCACCGATGATGACGATCGTGTATATGGAGTCGGAGACACGATCGTTCGCGGCAAGATTGCAGACACTATCGTTATCGACATGGAGACATACGACGAGATTGAAGACAGCGAACTCTTCAAGAGAATCGTCACTGCACGCAGCGTCTATGCGCATGACAACTATATTGTCGAAGAAGCGCTTCGCTCAATCTCTTAAAAAAATCATTTACAACACACTCAAAAAATGTATAATAAGACCATGACACAAGACAGTTTGCCAACCATTGAAGAAGTGCTCACGCTTTTGCATGAACGCGTGATGCTCGTCACATTTAAAAAAGTTAATGGAGCCTATAGAGATCTAAAGGGAACTCTGAGACCCGATTTGTTGCCCGCTTCGAGCAAAGAAAGTACAGTCTCACAGCCAACGACAGATGCAGTTCGGGTCTATGACCTTGAAAACTCTGGATGGAGAAGTTTTAAATACAGCAGCCTAATTTCAATACACGAAACAAATGAGTAATGCGTTTAAAGCTGGTCGCGTAATAGCGCCCGATGCAAAATGGACTGGAGACGAGCCAGAGTGGAATGGCTGGGAAAATTGGCCAGTCAAAAAATTTTACAGGACTCGATCACGAGCTTTGGGTTTCTATAACTACTATCTAGACAGCGCGGCTATGAAGCCGATGGTGCTCGATTGGATGAAAGCCAACGGCTACAGCAAGACAGAGATTGCTGCGATCAAAGAAGCGAATGCGAACGTGCTCCCTAGTACTGTCGGCAAGCTCATACGCTGTATGATGAGAGGCATGCCAAGCATTCACCCCAATGCTACTGAATATTTTGCAAGTTTGCCATTTCATGATGAAGCTCCAACGCCAAAAGATGACAGAGATGTAGTTCGTGCTGAACTGAATCGAGCTCTTTCTGTGCTGCATACAAATTTTGCAGAAGTTTCTGGAGAGACACAAAAAGTCAAAGCTCCTATGCCGAGCCCGCTTGATCGCATACGTGAACGAGTGCACAAAGAAATCATTTCACAGCTTGAAGAGTGTGCTGATCAATGGGCACAGACACGTTCAGGAAATGCGTCGTTTAACATGTCTGCAACACTAAGAGACTCTAAGATTCCTGCACAGGGTTGCAAGACCATACTCGATTGGCTTGAAAAAAACCATGAAGAGTACAACGGAGCGCTTCAGCGTACAGACGAACAGCTCGTTGAAGGCTACTCGTACTTGCCAAAACCTGAACTTCGCAAGATTGTAAAGTCTCTAGAGAGCATGATCGACGACGTTCGCAACCATGCAAAGATTAAAAATTCTAATCGCAAGCCTCGTACAAAGAAGGTCAAAGACGCGAGCAAACAGGTCGCTCGATTGAAATATCAACAGCATTCAGCAGACTGGAGTCTTGACTCAGTGTCTCCGACACGCATCCCAACTTCACAGCTGCTCTGCACATTCAATACCAAGACACGAAGCTTGAGTGTCTATTTTGCATCTGGTGCTGCAGGCTTTGAAGTCAAAGGCACTTCTGTAAAAGGATTCGACGAATCACGAAGCTTTTGTACGACTCTAAGAAAACCCAAAGAGACTCTAAATACAGTTTTGAGTTCAACACCGAAACAGCTGCTTAAAGCTCTCGACTCTATAAAAACCAAAAAGAAAAAACCGAATGGTCGTATAAATGAATGCACCATACTCGTAAAAGTAAGTGAACAAAAATTATAATATGTCTGAAAAAGAATTGCCAGTAAAACTATTAACCAAACAAGAATTTGCCCTGCAAGTTGAAACGCTTGTTAAAAAACAGGGCATGGGCTATCTAGAAGCAATAGTTGAATATTGTGATGCAATAGGAGTAGAGCCTGATGAAGTTTCAAAGCTTATCGTAGGCAGTCTTAAAGAAAAGCTCGAAGCAGAAGCAATGAGAAACAACCTGTTGCCTAGATCTTCGGGAATGCTGTTTTAAAATGGCTGTAATGTCTAGAATTAGCGGATACGATGCATGGTCAATCTATATGGCCATAAAACTTCACTTCGGTGAAGGCTCCTATGATGCTTTTAAATTTAACTTTAAGGGACCAAGATTAAAAGAGAGTTCATTCGTCGCTCGTCGTGATCGATACTTTTTTGAAAAGATTGCCAAGCGCTATCAAAAAAGAGAAGATGTTATAGCATACTTTGTAGCCAACGTTTTGCAAGACAACACGTGGATCGGATCCATGTCTGATGAAGTCTGCATAGAATGGTCTGGAAAGATGCAGAGACTAGCTTATCTTTTTAAAGATGAACTTTCAACTCTAAAAGAAATATCGAACAGCGAATTTGATCGTTTGTTTCAAACACGAAACGGACAATGTCCCCTCTATCAAGCCTATCATGGCAAACGTGTCTCTCTAGAAACTTTGACCGTACTTGACGTCTTGTGTGACTATACACGCAATATAAGTAAAGATGCGTCTGATCCGCTAGGCACTCTTCATAGTGTGACTCGTCTGGTCAGACAATACAAACCATTTATAGTACAACGCATGACAGACAAATCAAACTTTCGAGAAGCTGTAATAAAAGCATTTACAACTTCTTGAAAATATGGTACAGTCTCTCTGTTGTATTATAACATACAACGCAATACAAACAACATACACTGCAATACAAAAATATGTCATTCGACAAACTAAAACAAAATCGGGCAGCTAACATCAATAAACTTGTTGAAGCTGCAGAAAAATTAAGCACACCAAAAGCTTCTTATGGAGACGATCGCATCTGGAGTCCAGTTGTAGACAAAGCTGGAAACGGCTATGCTGTCATTCGTTTCTTGCCAGCAAAAGACGGAGAAGACTTGCCATGGGTACGCTTTTGGGATCATGGTTTCAAGGGACCGACTGGACGTTGGTATATTGAAAACTCTCTTACGAGCATCGGTCAAGTTGATCCAGTCGCTGAAATCAACAGCGTGCTCTGGAACAGCGGCAACGAGAAGGACAAAGAAATTGCTCGCGAGCGCAAACGTCGCTTGCACTACGTAAGCAACATTCTCGTAGTTAGCGATCCAGCAAATCCCGAAAACGAAGGCAAAGTTTTCTTGTACAAATATGGCAAGAAAATCTTTGACAAGCTTATGGACATTATGCAGCCGCAGTTTCAAGATGAGACTCCTGTAAATCCATTTGACTTTTGGACAGGTGCAAACTTTAAGCTCAAGATTCGCAACTTTGAAGGCTATCGCAACTATGACAAGTCTGAATTTGAAAGCGCATCTGAACTTTTTGGAGGTGACGAAAGCAAGCTCGAAAAGATTTACAACTCGTTGTATTCTCTCAAAGACTTTGTCGATCCTGCAAACTACAAATCCTATGCAGAACTCAAACGCAAGCTTGTAGAAGTTCTTGGAGCAGAGGCTGTAGGCGGTTCAATGACCAGCGAAGCAGTCGCAGAAGCTCCAGCTGCTCCATACAAGCCAGCAGAAGAAATCGCAACCAGCGCTTCTAAGTTTGAAGGCACTGTAAGCAATGACGACGATGACGACGATGACTCGCTCAGCTATTTTGCTAAGCTTGCTCAAGGCGGCTAATAGAATATAAATTCAAAGAGATCGGGGATAGGAGCAATCTTATCCCCGATTTTCATATATAAAAATATGATATTTTTAATAAAGGTCTTTATGATATTGAATTGTATCGACTGTTTGCGTCATTTGAAAACGCTAAAAGACTATTGTGCACGAACACCCGCAAATCTAGAGATTGTTGATATAGACGACGAAAAAAATCTAGATTTGATACTAGATTCTAAGATAGAAGGCATACCTCATACGATATGCTATAACATACGCGGCGAAATAGTATGCAGTTTTTTTGGCGTAAAGACTGCAGAAGAGTTTGATCAGATCGTCTATGAAAATCGATTTTTAGACAAAACCTAATGCGCTGCCTGTAAAGATAGGCATTGGAATAGGAGCCGCGCTGTTAACACTGCTGCTGCTAACGTTGCTGACGTTTCCTCCACTATTGTTATTGATGATGATCGGCGAACTAGACATCATAGAGCCAGTCGTGGAAAGTTCTGCTCCTATCATGCTTGGAACCGCTTCTATTTCAGCAGTCTGTTCCTTTCCTTTCCACTTCCATCCAGCTTCTTTATACTCTTCCCAGCTGCCGTAGCCGGCAGCTGCTGCCTTTTCTTCATTAGACATAGAAGAAAAGTCTTGAGTGCTTGAAACTGATCTCGATTTTCCAGTGGCAGCTTCAACTGCTGTGCCTGTTGCTTCCATACCGCCCGCTCCTCCACCAGTTATGATTTGTATAAGTGATTTTCCTTCGATAGCTTCTGCCAAGTCTTCTAGTTTTTCCCAAGGGAAATTATCAAGAACCTCAATCTCATCGCCTAAACCTGCAAGTTTAGAGATGCCAGTTGACAAGTTGAGTACACCGTCTCCAGCCATCTTTATCTCTTCTCCTATATCAGCATACTTTTGAAACTGCTCGAGAGGACTGTCAGACCCAAATCTTAAAAATCTACCAACAAGATTTCCGAGTCCTGACACAACATCTGTCACGCCAAATGCAGCGATGGCTGCGCCTAATGCTACAATCGCACCCGCTGTGCCAAACAGTTTACTTGGATTTAGTTTTTGTGTAAACTCTCCCATTTTTTTCATAAACTCTAGCAGTTCGTCACCTCCTATTTTGACTGCTAAACCTAAAGCTGCTACAGCTACAGAAAACGGCGTTAACGCTAATGCAGACAATAGCAATCCTGGAGCGGCTTTTGCTAGAGACCATGCAACGTCTGGCAACTTGGTCAGTGCTGGAATGATAGAGTCTAATGTTTCAGGACTAAATAGTTTTAAAGCAAGACCAAGTGCACCCAATCCTGCCGAGAACGGTATCAAGGCAGCACCTCCAAGAAGCAATCCAGGAGCTCCTAGAAGCAACGCTCCTCCTAATTTTAAGAGAGGCATCGCTAGATTTGACAGCGTTTCTGGATTCGCTTCTGATAACATTTTTAATGCAAAAGAAAACGGTATTAGTGCTGCCCCTAATAGAGCAAGCATTCCAGCGCCGATTGCGATAAGTGGAGCAGACGATCCAAATAGAGCAGCAGCTATTCCAAGAGTAGTCAATCCTGCAGCAAGTGCACCTATAGTGCCTATGCCAATATTTTCCATCATTTTTAATCCGTATGTTAGCGGTATGATAGATGCTCCTAGTAACGCTATTGCAGCTGCTCCTTTTACTATTGAACCGACAGATTGACCTAAACCTTTTGCTAGCAGCACTAGTCCACCAAGAGTTATGATAGCCTTTCCAATAGACTCTAGATTTACATCGGCAAACATCTTGAGACCGTAAGCTAGAGGAATCAAAGATGCACCCAGCAAAGCGATAGCAGCTGCTCCTTTTAGAAGAGGTCCAACAAATTCGCTCAACGATTTGCCAAATCGTTCAATAGTATCTCCTAAACTTTCTAAAGGTTTTTTTAGTTTTTTAGCTAGTGTAGCGACTGCTGTGCCTGTCTTGTTGAATAGTTCAACA